GCCAAAATTAAGATGGGCCTTCAAGACAAAATTCAATTAGGTAACCTTGAGGCGAAAAGAGACTGGGGATTCGCCGGCGATTATGTTGAGGCAATGTGGTTAATGCTACAACAAGAAAATCCAGACGACTATGTTATAGCTACCGGCGAGACTCACACAGTTGAAGAATTCTTACATGAAGTTTTTGATTATGCCGGCCTTAGTGTCAAGAAATATCTTGAGACCGATAAAAGACTCTTTAGGCCACACGAGGTGCCATTGCTTTTGGGCGATGCTACTAAAGCCAAGAAAAAGCTTAAATGGGAACCCAAAGTTAAATTTAAAGAATTGGCTCAAATGATGTATGATGAAGACTTAAGGAGACTTTTTAATGTTGGCAAAGGTGGGTGACTTGGTAAAATGGTACGAATTATATGCTGACGAAATTGTTAAAGACGCCGGGACTGGATTAGTAATGAATTACAAAGATATAAATTATTTTAATGGCAAGTATGACAATAAATTGTATTACATATATCGTTTCAAGCATAGTGATATTATGACTTTCATAGATCGTAATTTAGAAAGATTGGAGAAACAAGATGGCTAGATGCTTAGTAACTGGCTATAAAGGCTATATTGGCTCAAAGCTCTACAAGGCTTTACAAGAATCTGGTCACACCGTTATGGGAATTGATCTTGAGGAAGACCCTCGAAAAGATGTAATTTCAATGCTAGCAGAAGGCAGTGATGGTAAATTCCACCCACACTACTACAATTTTCAGCCTGAGTATATTTTTCATATGGCCTGCTGGCCACGTGTTGGATATAGCGTTGAGAATCCTGTTTCCACCGGCCGTAATAATATTTTAGCCGGCACTGTGTTACTTAACTTTGCAAGAAAAGTGGGCTCTGTTAAGCGCGTAATTTATTCTAGCTCCTCATCTGTTATGGGGAACGGCAACGGCCCTGAGAGTCCGTACGCACTCCAAAAATATACAACCGAGATCGAAACAACGTTGTATTCTAAGCTTTATGGGCTTGATACAGTAAGTTTGCGTTATTTCAATGTATACTCTCATGATCAAACAATCAATGGCCCGTATGCGACAGCGATATCAAACTGGATGCACGCAATTAGAAATGATATAACACCACATATCAATGGCGACGGCGAGCATCGCAGGGATATGGTAAATGTCGCCGACGTCGTTAATGCAAATATCTTTTGTATGGAATGTGGTTTAGATTTCCATGGTCAGGTTTTGGAAGTTGGTACAGGCACAAATATCTCCTTAAACCAAATTAAAGAAATTGTAAATAAACATTTTCCAAGCGTTGAATTTGAATATCGACCACCCAGACCCGGCGATGTTAGAGAAACAAGGGCCAAAATATCCCCGCTTAAGAGTATGGGCTGGACCGCCGGCGTTGATATATTTGAAGGCATTGATGATTGCTTCGCGAGGATTAAAAAATGAATACTAGTGACATCGGTATCATCGGTCAGGGTTTTGTGGGTACTGCCACTTATGAAGGTCTCAGAGAACATTTTAATGTTCACACCTATGATAAATTTTTAGAGAAAAAATCCAGCTGCACTGATATGAAAGATGTGTGCCAAAGAGCAAAAATAGTTTTTGTTTGCTTACCAACACCAATGAAAAAAGATGGGTCATGTGACTTATCAATACTGCAGCAAGTTATTGATGATATTAACGGATATAAACTAGAAAATATTGTCGTAATTAAATCAACTATCCCTCCCGGAACCACCGCAAAATTTAATGAATCTTGCAAAAACATTCAGATAGTATTTAATCCAGAATTTTTAACAGAAGCAAATTATATTGATGATTTTAAAAATCAAAACAGAATAATTATTGGGGGACCACGACCTGCCTCCACGCTTGTTAAAAATATGTTTAGAAAAGTGTTTCAAGAAGTTCCAATTATAAAAACAGGTTCAGATACTGCAGAATCAGTAAAGTATTTTATTAATACATTTTTGGCCACTAAAGTTAGTTTTTCTAATGAATTTAAACAAATATGCGACAAAGTTGATGTAGATTATGATAAAGTAGTAGAATATGCTTTGTATGATCAGAGACTTGGAAAATCACACTTTTCATCACCCGGCCCAGATGGCAACGCTGGATTTGGAGGGTCATGTTTCCCTAAAGATATTAATGCATTAATTTATTATGCTTCAGAGATGGGCATCAACACACCCGTACTCTCCGGAGCATGGCAAAAGAATTTAGAAGTCCGCCCAGAGAGAGACTGGGAAAAATTAAAAGGTAGAGCAATTTCGGAGGAAAATTAAAATGAACACACCTACACACAAACTTTCAAATCAGGCGCTTGGCGCCGTCATGATGGCTCTTCAAGAGTCACTATTGAACGAATTGGATATCGTCCCGATTCTCAAGAGCTTTGAGCTTGTTGAGACTGAAGAAGGACTAGCAGTCACAAACCCCCCGACTGTTAGGGTCTCTAACGACACTCCAATTACAGAAGATGATTTATTAAAAATGGTAAAATAATGCCAAGATACCGTTACATGTGCCACACCTGCATGCATGAATTTATGGTCATTCATTATATTAATGAAAGACAAGAATCTTGTATTCACTGTGAGTCGCTGGAGATATCAAAACTTTTGACTAAACCTTACAAGGTTGAAACAAGTGAAGCCGGCGAGCAGATAACGGGACAGATTACAAAAGAATATATTGAATCCAATAAAGAAGTTCTAGAAGATTTAAAAAATTCTTCAAAGAGTGAAAATTATGAGCCGTCTTGAAATAGTATTAACATTGGTATTAACATTATCTGTGCTAGCGAATATTGGTCTATTGGCCTATGTACGTTCAGTATTGGCTAGGTTATTATTTGTATCAGATGAGTTAGGCGATTTACAAGACATGATCGATAGTTTTGCAAAACATGTTAGCGAAGTATATAATTTAGAAATGTTTTATGGTGATCATACATTGCAATCTTTGATGGAACACGCAGTTTCGTTAAATGAACAATTAGAAACATTTGAGGTAATTTATTCACTTACTAGCGAAGAAGAAAAGGAAACAAATTTTGAAGACGCAGCAGACGGCCGGGACGACCAAGAGCCCGAAGAAAACTAAAAAGAAAACAACAAAAAAATATTATTTTACCAAAGAGCACGAAGATGCAGTAGTAAAATACTGTAAGACCAATTGTGTTCGTGTACGTACTGAACTATATATAAAGTTTTTAGAACCCGCATTCGATGAAATGGTGGATAAGATTGTTTTTACCTATAAATTTACAACGTTACCCAATATTGATTATTTGAGGGATGAATGTAAAGTATGGCTAATGACCATCCTTGATAAATATGATCCGGATAAAGGGTATAAAGCATTCTCGTATTTCTCGGTAATAACAAAAAATTGGTTTATTCATAAAGTAAAAAAACAACAAAAAAGAAATAAAAGAGAAGTTGATTATGATGCAGTACCCAAGAACTACGAAGAAGAATATCTCTCAACTCAACAATCTTGGCTTACTGACAAATTAGAAGAAGAGTTTTGGGATTCCTTTTATAAACAATTAAAGACATGGGACGTATCCAAAATGAGGGCGAACGATCAAAAAGTTCATCAGGCCATTATTATATTATTTGAATCAAAAGATGAAATTGAAATTTTTAATAAAAAAGCTATTTATCTGTACCTGCGAGAAATCACCGGCCTCAACACAAAACAAGTTGTCAGTTCTCTGAACAAATTTAGAGTTTTATACAGAGGATTTAAGAAAGATTGGGAAAATGGCGAGCTATGAGTGAAAAGCATTTAAATAATTTAGTCGACGAAGCATTGGACAACATTCGCAATGATCGCAAACTTGCGCGCGAGTTTCTTAATGAGTTGGCCAATGAAATTGCTAAAGATCCAGACAATAATCGTTCTTTGTCACCTGTTGCCGCAAAGCATGTTGAAACAATGCAGCGCTCAAATGAACAACTTGTCAAGATTATCTCAATAAAACAAAAACAAACATCCCAAGACGTCGGCCTGAGTGAGGAAGATAAGGCTAATATTTTTGATATGATTCAAGGAGAAACGAAATGAGCATTAAAATGTTTGATTTTTCTGAATTGTGGACTGGTGCTACCCAGCTAATTGACGAATCTACGCGCTCTATCTTTGAATATGATGCTTATGCTGGAAAAACTAAATTTCCTGCTGTTGTCCTCTCTCCTCCAGTACCTTATAACTCCGATCAAGCCGGCGCACTCATTGGCGTGCCTAAGCCAGAACAGGAATCATCAGACAATCAGTTTCTTGGCGATACTGTTAACCGCCCCGGTGTGTTTGGATTCAGAGCTAGGATTATCGGCCCAAACTCACCTCATGGCTTTTTGCCTGATCCTTGTGCCACTTCAATATCTAAAAAACTTCCACCGGATTCAAAATTCAAATTGGTTTCAATGCACACTTTATTTCTTTCACCACAAGATTATACAATTCCATCCGGTGAAGTATTACCGTCGGTCGGAGAGGTAGTGTTAGTAGAGCTTGATAACGCCCAATTTGGATATAATTTAGAAGTAGGTCGTTTTGTATCTACCATAACGAAACCTAGCATGTATTTTAATGAACAAACGCTAACTGAACAATCCTGTATTGATGATAAGTCCGGACTCGATTTCACTTCCACAGTGGCCACCGCAAGAATAGATCTCAGTAATGTGGGAACTGGAACTGCGGCCCCTACACCACTCAAACTGTCACAAGAAGGCAAAGCTTTCCTTGGCGGAGATGAAGGTAAGCGCTATTCTGTGTATGATGACAAGGGTGGTATTGAAGTATCAAGCTATAGTGATGTAAAGGGACAGCCCACAATCGGTGTCGGCCACTTAATTACTCCAAATGAAGAAAGTAAGTTTAGCAAATATTTAGTAGGTGCTACTCCGGGAAAAATGACGGACGCGGAAATTACAGCCTTGTGGGATCAAGATATTGAAGACCATTCAAAATTTCGGAAACATATTAAAAAGCCTGTTACGCAAGAAATGTTTGATTCTTTGGTTTCATTAGCTTTTAATTGTGGCAACAACGCACGTTCGGTTTTAGAAGCCTGTAAAGCTATAAATAGAGAAGATTACGCAGCCGCAGCTATGGCTATTGTTAACGGACCTACAAAATCAAAAGGTAAGGATGGGGTACTGAGGACGTTTCCCGGACTCGTCAGACGACGATCTCGCGAAGCTAATCATTTTATAGCCGGCGGCTTCCCGGCAACTACGACACCGACAGCTTAAACTTGAGCCTAAAATGAACATAACAAATATTATTAAAAGGAAAATAAATGAAGAAAGGTAATCCGAAAGGAAGTTCATCTTATAGTAAAAGAGGTGGCAAGCCATACAAAGACTTACAAAAATTAATTAACAATGGATTGGCAGAAGCCGGCATCCTAAATTCAGATCCGAAAGGTACCCCAAGAGCGCTTTATAAATATGCTTCAAATGAAACGGTTATTTCTAATCCGGGAGGCGCCCAAATAACACTTGGCCTTGATCGTCCCGATTCTCGTGGTTCTGGATTCGGAGCCCGAGGCTGGACCGGTCTTCAAAATAAAAGTATTGGATCTTCTAGAATTGATTTGGTTGTGGGTCGTATGGCGTCGGTCAACGATGGAGATGGCGTACCGCCCGGAACTTACGTCGACAATAATTTCTTCGCCGATGCTGCAAGAATTTATATATGTGAAACAACCAACGTAGATCAAAATTTTGGTTTAGTTGAAGGTATCGTCGGAAACCCAAAAGGTGTCTCAACTGTGGCGATCAAATCGGACCAAACGAGGATTATGGGTCGCTCCGGCATTAAAATTTGCACCGGTGGCGGCAACAATGTTAGAGGCTTCGGCATTCGCGGAGAAACAACATCAAAGGGCGGACGACTCCCTGTCGCCGGCGGAATTGATATGATCGCCGGCGCATTCAATGGCGACCGTCTCGTATGGAATCCGTGGAATATCCCAGAACAATTGATTGACTTACAGCCAGTCTGCAAAACATACAATGTTAGAGACTACTTAAAGGAAGTAGCAGCACTGCATGATGATATGTACAGCGCTCTTACGAATCAATCAATCTTGCTGCAAAATATTTGTACGGTTATTATGAACCTAGGCGCGACTTTCATTCCAATCGCCACGTCTCCGCAGTCAATACTTAATATAATTGTTCAGACCCTCGTGGGTATGCTTGGTTCCATCGTTATGACTTTACAGCAAAATGGCTTATATCATTCTCGTGCACAACACATGGCTATAGATTTTGATTATTTAGAGCATGCCGGGTATAAATTTATTGGTAGTAGAAGCATTAGGGTAACATAAGAGAAAAAAATGTCAAATTGGGAAGTTTCAAAATTTTTAAAATATCAAGATAAGAACAATGATGGTTTGCCGGATGTGTGTACTCCACAAAAACCGATTCAGACACCAAAGTGTCCATCGTGTTTACCAAAGCCAACAGCCTTGGTACCACGCTGGCGCCCAAGGAGCAAGAATGATCCGTTTTTGAATGAAAGGAGGTGTGTGTATCAAATAACATATCCAACTCCTCACACTGATACAGGTGTGTATGAAAAATATGGCGCTAATGCAACTGAAGAACAGGCCGAAATAGTTTTGAAAGAGCGCGCCGACGCCTTTAAAGATAATGCCGCAGAAGCGTTAGCTGAATATTACAATAAGGATACGAGCGAAACATCAATTAAAAAATTAGTGGACGACATGGAGTGGTCAGATTGGGATCTCGACGCTCGCCCAATGTCTCATCTTAAATTTTTATACTCAGTACCCCATGATACGCTTGAAGAACTGCCAGAGGCTCCGTACAATGACGAAGAGCCGGAGCCCGATACTGACGATATTGAGGTAACTTTCTTCGCCTCAAAATTAATAAAAAACATGGTACGCCTCCGAAGAGCGTTAGACTTTTATTCAAGTAATTTAAAAGTGTACCGCGCCCTAGAGGGCAAAAATTTATTTTTCATAAAAGGTGGTGTCTTCAATCTTGACTTATACGGAGATTCGGCGCCCTTCGGCAACTCAGTTACAGAACGATTAATTCCAGAACTGTCCAAATTTTTAGAAAGATATGATATTTTCTTACATCCATTTCCTATGTTTTTTAATATGCAGTGGGATGTCGCGACCAAAATTGATTTTACTTTCACATACGAATATGAATTAAAGAAGATGAAAGTCCATACGCAAGGCGATTGCGCACCAAAAATATTTGGTAAAAGCAAGCTGAGCCGCATGCTCGTTAAGTTGGGCTGGAATGATCCTACCGCAGTTGCATATTTTGTACGCCAAAATGAAATTCTGAGAGATGCATCGGCCCGGGCCCCCAAGCCGTGGTTAGATACGGTGATCAATTATACTTATCCACCCATTAAAAGCGTCAAAGTTGCAGATCCAATAAAACTATCCGACCGGTCTGATGCCGGCGATGGCGAAAGAACAATCATGGGTTGTATTGGTGATGCGCTCGAAGCTGAATTTAAGCAATTGGGTCAAGATATCAAAGATGATATTTTTGATATGGGAGATGCTCTCGCTGCCCAATTCCATAAGTCTTTGTGTATCGGAGATTATGTAGAACTCTTAGAAGAAGAATTCAAGATCGGAAAAATTGATGACCCGGGTGCAAACCCTAACCTTTCACGTGAAGAAAGGGAAAAAAATATATTCCAATATGCTCAAGAGCAGGCATTTGGTGAAATTAAAGACAAAGATATATTATTTGCCGGCATATGTGCACGCTTCAACTCCATGGCCGGCTTCCCCGGCGGCGAATTCGCCTCACAACAAAACACGTTAGATAGAATTTGGCGTGACGGCCTAGACCCTGCCATGCTGTGCTATTTAATGGACATGTTCTTGGATGTAATTGAATGTTTGTTTTCAGGCCTTACTTTTGAAGAACTAATAGCATCAGCCGTCAGATCTGCCTTGAGGGCTATGTCTATTGAAGATTTTGGATTCTTATTTATTGGCTTGCCCCCCGACAAGCAGGCCCGACTTGACGCGATGGTTAAGCAGAAATTGGCTTCCGGTGACATCTTAAGAGAAGGTTCACCGGGTCAGAGATTGTCCGACTCTATTGAAACTAGAAATAGAGATGGAAGCTCATCAGTGCCCCACGGACAGCCCTTGTTTGCTAAAAAGATTGTAATTGAAAAACCTTGGGACAACAAAGAAGTAGTTGAGGAACAAAAAAGAAACTATATGAGAGAAGGCCCGCTATCCGGCTTCTCGCCAACTGGTCGACCAAACCGTGGCCAAGGAGAATCTCAACTGTCTAGAGCCACCGCGGCCCAGCAATTAAAAGGCATCGGCGACGACTTAAATCCAAATGTTGTTATGGAGGCATATATCAGTCTATTGATAGAAGAATATTCTGATAACCTCACAGACTTGATAAAACTTCTTGATGATCTCCCCGGCGCCCCAATAATTAAATACTTAATTGCTACTTTGGACTGCCCACGTCCACCATTGTTCAACCCAACACTGGCTGATTTCTTGGGCGATTTGGCGCTTCCATTTTGTCAGGGTAAGTGGCACATCGGTTTACCAAGAATGGATAACTTATTTGCATGGATTCCGAAGCTAGATGATTTTCTGGCGTTCTTGTGGTGGTTAGCAAAGAAAATTTTACAACAACTACTCATTATTATTATTATGAGATTAATGATCTGGTTATGTCAGCTACTGTCAGACGCTCTTTGCAAGGCTTTAGAAATTGTTGGATCTGCCGTCGCGAACGCCCTTACAGGTTCACCAAAAACTCTTCATGAGGTTATCAAAGATGCAATTTGTGGGCCGGATTCAGATCCGGCACAAATAGAAGAAACAATTCAAGGCATTTTCCAAAGCTTCGGCGACGGCTCTGCTGCCTTCTCTGATAAACAAAAGGTTACCAACTTTGTTGAAGATTTATCTTCGGCTGTGACTCGTAAAGAGTTAACCGATGCGGTTTCTGGAGACGCGTCTAGCACATTCTTGAATGTTTTAGAAAGCCTCGTTGAGTTTGAATACCCAGAGTTTGCTAGCACATTCGGAAACCGGGCCAAGGCCGAAGCCTTCTTTGAAAATATCGGTAAGTTGATGCCACTTGAAGCCAGAGATGAACTCAACAAATTTAGAGGCATGCTTGAAGATGATGATATGATGCCGGCCAACCCCAGCCTTTGTGCTACTCCAGAGCAAGTAGAGGAATTCTGCGCAAACCGCGCCCAATTACTCGCAGGGCGCGCCTCGCCGAACCAAATTCAACGCCTTTGTGACTCCGGGCGCGATACGCTCAAAGAAGAATTGCAGGATATTGGAGACATTTTTCAAAAAGGAGTCCCGGCTTGGTTGGAAGATAATATGCCACCTATTATGTCAACCGACCCAACTTGTGATGATGGCGTGCTACCATACGAGCCACCTGTTCTCCGAGAATCGGTTACCAGCACATCAAAAGCAGCATTTGCCTCAATAGAAGCAGCCTTCTATCGCGATATGATGGGTGAGGGTAATAAGAGGGCTCACCAATGGGGATGGTTGAACATGGTGCTGTCGGATACGATGGGAAGACCATATTCATATCATAGTGATGTGACAGCATTCTCAAGCATCTTTGGGTTCACTAGAGATGTCGATTATTATATACCTTATACTCCCAACGACCCGCCCACTGAAAGAAGTGCGTGGGCTGGTCACGAAGATCAGTATGGTGCATATCCAAAAACTATAGCCAAACAACTTCAAGGTGAATTCCAGCAATTACCAGATAACCATGATTTCAGGGCAACCCGGGATGTGGCAGACACTGAAATATTTTATCAAAATTATGAAGAGCTTGGGTTTATTAGAAAAGGGAAAACATCCGGAGGATGGTTTGGCATCGGCGCACAAGAATATACAGATGTTGATGTAGAATTAACAATATTACCAGATCATGGCTACAATGTGAAGCCAATTGTTGAGTGGGATGCACAGCGTGTCAAATTCATGAAATATGCCAGAAAGAGAACCCCGGACTTAAGCTTAAGTTATAGAGATGGTGGCTTTTTCGGAACTCCCGACACGGTTAATGATCATAACATATTTACATACGGATTTGACATAGAGCTGTTCACCAATGATATTAGAAAAGAAGATGGGCAATTCTATTGGCGCCCGGGCGATACCTCAAGAATGGTCGTTCATAAAACTACCGCTCCGTCTCTCGCGAGCATGGGCGATAGTTTCTTTATTGCCGGCGAGCATGAGAGCGAAGGTCGTGATGACAGTCCATCACATTCGATCACATGGCAAGAGTATGAATTTATAGCCAAAGACAACGAGCTAGACAATAATCCGCTTGTCGGCACTGGCTATTATATGGATTTTGATAAAGCTTTGATCGAGCCCGTTGAAGCCTCCCTGCTGCCCCCACAGCTTGTTTTGATGAGTGAGATGGTTAGGAAGGGCGCCCTCGGCCAATCGATGTTCGGAGGAACTATAGAGTCGGTCTACAATGATACTATGAACAAAATTTGGAAAGCGCTGTCTAGCGAAGTCGCAAATAATGAGCCGGCCTTCCGTTACGGTGCTGCAGCAGATTCTATAACCAAGAGCCAAATAGATTATGGATTTGAAGAAAACGGACAATTTTTGACTGTTTGGGAATATGTCATGAAACGATTATCGGAAGATTCTGACTGGAAGATGAGAGAGATGCCTTTGGGAATAAGTCGCATGCAATGGGATGAAGAAAACAACGACGGACCAGAAAACCGAGTATTTTATTTAGATCCAAAAGATTATGGCGGCAAAAATGTGAATCCTCCATTTTATATTAAATCACCGCCAGCATCCGGTTGGTTGGGTATGGCACAGGCCCTATATCCAGAGCACTCCGCATGCGAACCTGGAAGCCGACCATTTGTTGATTTTGAAGAAATAAAAGATAGTATTGATACATCATATTCTAAAATTGCCGAAGACAAGAGATTACAAAAAAACCCTTCATGTGTTTCTGAGAAACCATACAACAGAATTTTACATCGTGCACCGAAGTCTACCATTGAAGCGGTCATCAAAGCTGCATGTAGAGTATTCGGCAGCATGGAAATGATCAAAGCTTACCCAGTGATTAGTAAATTTGCTCCAGACTTTAAAGAAAATTATAGCAACCTTTTTGCTTCGTATGTTGTAGAAGTTATGGAAGAAGGCCTTAAAGATGCACAAAATGATATCATGGAGTTGTTTACATCATTCAAAGATGATGAATTTTGGTATGCATTTTTGGAACAAGCTGTCCAAACATATGCTAGATTAATTGAAACAGGCGACATCCGAGAACCATCAGATGAAATCATAGCCGCTCTTGAAAGAATGGAGAACTTTGAGATGCGCTATAAGATGCCTACAAAAAATGATTTTAATATAGCAAAACTTATCGGAGATACATCGCGCAAAGAATCATTCAAAAATTACCGGTACGAAAAAGTACTAGAAGGTGTGCAGGCTACCGAAGACGATGCTAAGATCATATTGACCGAATTCGTGTCTATTGAGCTTGATTCTCTTGGTGTGGCTTTTGAGAAAAGTCTAACTACAGCAAAGATGGAGGGCATCGATTCCATGTACCGCAATGTGGGATATTACGTGCTTCAAAATCTGTCTTCCAATACTCAGCTAGACTTGCATAAAACTATTTCAGAAGAGCCGATCGGGTTTCCTGAAGAAGAAACCTCTGGGCTTTACACGTCCGGCGGTGAGCTGATCTATCCAGATGGTAATTCTTATGTTGGATATTATCATGTACATAGAAATGAAGAAAATAAAATAATTTTTATGGAAGGTGAGGAACACACTGATACGGATCATGAGGTTTTAGAGCCTTTGGCAAATAGAGTAAAATTGCCGATCGGTGGCATCGGCAGCTTTGCTGCAGTATCTGATACATCCAAACCGTTTATAGCAGAAACATATATGCTTATTAATAACGAAGAATATTCTGTAGAAGCTGGTATGGCAAAGCTCAGATCAAACCCGGCCGACGCAACAAAAAATATTTCAGAAGTATACCCCGGCACCATGAAACTCACTACTGCGCCCGTTACTGACGCAGACGGCCGCACAACAGAGCAGGTTGTAGGTATTGAAGGAGAATTGGGAGTCCGGTATGGACTCAGGTTTAGTCTAGTGATGGATACTAGAAAAAGAATACTTCTACGTACCGAGGTTGATGCTCTTGACATCCCAATCGGCAGAATACAACCTTTAGAATATGACAGCAAACTGATGTATTGCTTGGTAAATAATTTAATTGATGAGCCGGCATTTCAATTACTGTTTAAATACGTATTTCCAATACCTAAGTTTATCTCATCTTTGGCAATATATTCAGCCATGGGCTTTTTACCTTCAATCGGAGAAATACAGAGAAATACCATCAACGCGGATATCGCTGAAAAACCGGGCATGAGTGTTGAAACCTCAACGGATGAAAATGATCAGATTGTGTATTCACTGGTCGACGGCGCCGATGGCTGGGCTCAAAAGTGGCAGCGCTACCCGGGATTTGCTCGTGGTTATGGAAAACATTTACTACATTTTGATAATTGGGACCGGTCTGAATTGTACTATACAAAATCAAAGATCAAAGCAATGTTCAAAACAAATTATTTCCATAGAAAGTTTGATCCCAGCAAGCCCGCGGGATCCGGCGGCCTCGGAATTGGAAAACTGAACAAGCCTCATCATCTCCAAAATTATAAAAGCATGTTTGTATCTAATGCCGCCCTGCGCCACATATCGTGGCACAAACGCAAAATGCTTCGCTCTAATCCTTTCAATGCAAATGGTGATATTTGTAAAAAAGAATAATAAGTAATTGTTTTAACACATATTTAAATAAGAGGTAATAAAAATGGCTTCAATTGGTGTAGCACTCCCTTTAACAAAAAATGATATTGATGGCTTTACAATGCTTAAGAGGATTGCCACAACTGCTAAACAAAATCTTAAAATGTTATTGCTTACGATTCCGGGCGAAAGAGTGATGGATTCAGACTATGGTGTAGGTATGAAAAAATACTTGTTTCATAATTTTACGCAAGAGACATATAGCGAAATTGATAGCAAAATAAGAGAACAAATTGCAATTTACATGCCGGCAATACAAATAAATGAGATTAGATTTTCAGAAGCTGAGCAAGATGCAAACAAATTAGCAGTCAGCATTTCTTATTATTTACCGGGTATTTCAGTCTCAGATTTGCTACAATTTACTATTTAGTTTAATTAAGGAGCCCATTTTTTATGTCGGACGATCAGAAAAAAATAATGCCCATAAATTACACTAATAGAGAATTTGGCTCTATTAGAGAAGATTTGTTGGATATGGCAGAAAGGTTTTATCCAGACACTTTTCAAGATTTTAGCGAGGCCTCCTTCGGCGCGATTGTTTTAGATGCTGCAGCATACGTTGGCGACCAACTAAATTTTTATTTAGATTATAATATAAATGAAGCTTTTTTAGATACCGCATATCAATACAACAATATTTTAAGACACGGAAGGATCTTAGGTTATAAAGCTGATGGCCGGCCCTCAACTTTTGGACAGGTCACACTTTTTATAATTGTTCCTGCCTCCACGGTTGCTCTAGGTCCCGATGAAAATTATTTACCTGTTCTTCGCCGCGGCGCACGGTTCACATCATCCGCAGGTTTAAGTTTTATGCTCACAGAAAACGTTGATTTCTCCGATCCTAAAAATGATGTTGCTATTGCACGGAACGATATCACCACCGGCGCTCCAACATATTATGCTATAAGAGCTTATGGCCATGTTGTTTCTGGTATGCTAAATCAGGAAATAATAGAAGTCGGCCCATTTCAGAGATTTAGAAATATTGAGCTTTCAACTACAAATGTCTCTGAAATAATTTCTGTTTTTGATTCTCAAGGCAACGAATATTTTGAAGTTGATTATCTAGCACAAGATCTTGTGTTTAAAGAGCTTGCCAATGATAATTATAAAAATGACAATGTACCCTCAATTATAAAGCCTTATTTAGTCGCCAGAAAGTTTGTAGTTGAATATCAGCGAGATAGAACGATACTTCAGTTCGGCAGTGGTAATGAATCCGAATCCAATGTTGTAGCCAATCCACAATCGGTGGCTATGGATATTTATGGCAAAAGTTATACTACTGATAAGACATTTGACCCAACTAAGTTGGCTAATAATCAAAATTTTGGAATTGTTCCTTCTAACACATCTCTAACAATTGTTTATAGATCAACAAACCCCACTAACTCTAACGTTGCTGTGAATGCCTTGACTAATGTAGCAAGCAAGCTTTTTGATTATCCAAAGCGCGCCGGCCTGAGCAGCACTGCTATAAAAGATATTAATGATTCACTGGAGGTTACTAACGAAAAACCAATTTTAGGTGATACATCGTTTTTGTCGGCGGAAGAACTTAAGAGAAGAGTGTTTGACACTTTTCCAACTCAAAATAGAGCAGTAACACAAGCAGATTATGAAAATTTAGCATATAGAATGCCGGCCAAATATGGCTCAATCAAGAGAGTTTCGGTTCAGAGAGACCCGGATTCCCAGAAACGTAATCTAAATATGTATGTTGTTTCGGAAGACAAATTTGGCAAGCTGACGCTATCCAACAATACAATAAAGAAAAATCTTAAAACATGGCTGAATAATTACAGAATGCTTAGTGATACCATTGATATATTGGATCCATATATCCTAAATGTGGGCATTGAATTTGTCATAAAACCAATGCCAGCAGCAAATAAATTCGTTGTTTTAGACCGGGCTGTACGCGCAGTTCGCTCAAAATTCACTGACACACAATATATCGGTGAACAATTTTCAATTAGTGATGTATACTCATTTCTAAAGGAAGTCCCCGGTGTGTTAGATGCACTAAAAGTTAAAATAGTACCAAAAACAACTTCTGAATACAACCAAGCAAGCATCAGTATTAACGATAATCTATCGCCAGACGGCAATTATTTGATGGTACCTAAAAATGCTATTGTTGAGGTTAAATTTCCAGAGATAGATATTAAAGGAAAAGTTAGATAATGGCGATAAAGCGTTACACCGCGACAGCAGATAACACAATTTCAAATGCGTGGCAGGCTAATTTGACTCGACGTGCTACAGGCTCTAATATGGGTGCCGCAGACGTGTTAGAGGTTTACTCTGTATACGCCCGGGCATACACATCGTCGGCCGAAAACAAGCAAGTTGAACTTTCAAGAATATTAGTTAAGTTTCCAATTGATTCAATTAGCACCGATAGAAGCAACGGAGCCATTCCAGCTAGCGGGAGTGTTAGTTTTTATTTAAAATTATATAATGCTGAAACATCCAAAACAGTACCTGAAAATTATACACTTACAGTCAAACCAGTGTCACAGTCTTGGCAAGAAGGTTCTGGCCTAGATTTAGAAAATTATCTTGATTACACAGTAGGCAATACTGGTTCAAACTGGACACAGTGCAGAAGAAATGGCAATGGTACCGTTACAAACTGGTCTTCATCTGGCGGAGATTATCTTACTGCTTCAAACTTCAATCAGAGTTTTGAAAGTGGATTAGAAGACTTAGAGGTAGATGTAACTATTTTGATGGAAGAATGGATGCGCTCTGCGCCTGTATACCATAATTATGGTTTTGGTATTATGTTAACCGCATCGCAGGAAGTGACTGCATCCTATAACTTAACAGGTGGCGCCAACTCATTCTATACAAAAAGATTTTTCGCTCGCGGTACTCAATATTATTTTAAACGACCGGTCATTGAAGCACGCTGGGATTCCAGCATTAAAGACGATCGAGCAAATTTTTATTACAGTAGCTCTGTGGCATCCGGCGAACAAAATGTAAATACATTATATTTCTATAATTATGTACGCGGCAAATTGCAAAACTTACCCAGCGTAGGAACCGGCCTTTTGAGAGTTCGACTTCATTCCGGCTCAATGGACAATACAGAGCCATCTGGAAGTGCTTTAACGCTTTGTGTTGATGACCGCACTGGATATGGCGATTCCCAGCTGTATGCCACTGCTGGTCAAGTCTCAACAGGAATCTACAGCTGTAGTCTAGCAATCACAGGAACATCAAGAAACAAAATCACAGACATGTTTGATGTTTGGTATACAGGCAGCACAAGGTTCTTTACGGGCTCATTTAAGCCGCAGACGTTTGAGGGTAACGAAATCTCAATTAGGCCAAGCTACTATTTGAATATTACAAATTTGAAACAAAAATACCGCTCCAAAGAGAACGCAAGATTTAATTTATATGTTAGAGAAAAGTTCTGGTCACCAACAATTTACACTAAGGCCAATAACGACATAGAGACCACAACGATTGAGAGCGCGTCTTACAGAATATATCGTGTAATAGACAGTCTCAATGCCATTCCACATGGCACGGGCAGCGACCTACACACAGTCTTGTCACACGACATATCAGGTAATTATTTTGATTTTGATATGTCACTTCTCGAACCCGGATACGAATATGCATTTAAATTTGCCTTCTATGATTCAAGCCTGAGTGATTGGGTTGAGCAAGATGAAGCCTTCAGGTTTAGAGTAGAGAATTATGAGTATTAAAAAGCTTTTTGGCTCTGTTGAAAATAGTAGAAATTATCTAGCCGAGACTAATCAAAAAAATGTTTTCAGTGATATAGAATCAAAAGAAAACTTGAAACAACTCTCTATCAAACAAGAGACTTTTGTTCCGCAAATTGATTATGGTAAGCCTGAAAATTTTGCCAAGTTCGGTTCCGCCTACTATTATTACAGCGGCGCCCTAGGGCGAATTGTAGACTATTATCCGTATGATGGTTCTGATGCCGAGCAGCATGAGTTTTACAACAAATCATTAGATGTTGAAAAATATATTTTCAATAATCTGTTTCCGAGAACCAATGGATATGCTAATTTTGATTCTAGTTCTTATATTGATTTTAAGGGAGGCCCACATGGTGTAACCTATGATACGGTAAATCAATTATTCAATAACCCCAACGATAGCAAAAGACATTCTGCGAACCTGTACGATAAAAATATATATGAAACCGCAGGCCTTCCAGACAACTATGGCACGGGTTCACGACAATCAAATCTGAGAGCAAATTTTGATAGCGGCGTTACAGTTGAGTTTTGGTTAAAAGCTGAAGATCTCGGAGCCAACGCCAACTCAATTGTGTTTGATATGTGGAACGATAACGCGTCTGGCTCACATGATATGGGGCGAATGACCATTGAAGTTTTGAGCGCTTCTTCAACTTCGCCATTCTTATTTACAGTTCAGTCTGGTTCTATGACATCTGGTGCGCCCGGATCCGGCACATTATTCCAACAACCAATCGGCCAAACTATAACTTCCACCACACTAGATGACTGGAACCACTATGCCTTCGTATTTCAAAATTCTGGCTCTGATTTTAGAACCAATTTTTATCTTAACGGATACCTCAACCATACGGTTGTTAATTCGGACTTAGCTATAGGAGAAATTCCATCAAAAGATATGAAGGCCCGAATAGGCGCCTTGATAACTGTGCCTTTCAGGCCCGATGCAGCCGCCAGTACTCGTACAGCAAATACTCATACATTGACAGGCTCAGTAGATGAGTTTAGATTTTGGAAGACTGCCCGAAATGCACAAGAGATCGGCCGAAACTGGTTCGCGCAGGTCCGCGGCGGAACAAACACAGACATTTATAATACAACTTTAGGAGTGTATTACAAATTTAATGAAGGAAATTCCGGCTATGGTTATTTAGACCAAAACGTGCTGGACTATTCTGGTCGTATCACCAATGGTACTTGGACGGGCACCCCCTCAAGAACATTAAGTTCCGCCCTCGTCGAGGCTTCGGCCGCCGCCAGTGAGTATAAAGATCCGATCATCTACTCCTTGCATCCAGATGTGGTTAATTTGCGCCAAGGTCTTTTCAATTCTGGCTCTTATCACGATAGAAACAACACTTCAAATTTAAAAACCTTGGTCCCAAGTTGGATTTTAGAAGAGCACGAGGCTCTCGGAAATACAAATGTTGAATTATTAGCCCACATTCTTGGCGCCTACTTTGACAAAATTTACAATCAAATAGAAGCTATTCCAACTTTTAAGCAGCTGCAGATGACAAGTGCGTCATATACTCCGTTGCCGTTTGCAGAACATTTGCCTCAATCTCTGGGCCTTTATATGCCGCAATTGTTCGTTGATGCAAAAGTAATAAGCAGATTCGCGAACAAAACAGATGATTTTAGATTTCAAGCAGATTTGACCGATACTAAAAACCTGATCTACCAGAACCTTTATAATAACTTAACAAACATTTACAAAACTAAGGGTACTGAAAAGACAATTAAAAATGTTTTAAGGTGTTTTAATTTAGATGACACCATAGTAAAAGTAAGAACTTATGTAGACAATACAGTGTATGATCTAGATGCCCGGACTCCTCGTTTGGAACAAACGCTGGTCAACAAAAAAGCGCTTTATTTTAATACTTCAAGTCACATTAATGCAACATGCTTCCAATACCAAGACCCAGACGACACATCCGCCACTAGAGGCTATATTTCTGGCTCTGGCCAGTTCGGTTACGAATATCCGTACGGATTTACAGCAGAGGCTGACTTTACTGTGCCATCTTTTCAAACTGACTATGACAGTGTAGACCGCTCCTTTGAGGTGTCATCACTTTACGGAATGTACAGCGCCTCAGCCGGCGAAGACACAAACACTAATTGGCACGTGTATGACAGTGCCAATTTCCAAGTATATATTGTCAGAGAAGAGAGATATTCTAAAAATGCATTCTTCATGCTTTCATCGTCATACTATCCGAATGATCCAGCCGGCAGTACCCCGTGGTTGAATCCGAATGCCGGCCCCTTCCCGATTCTAACAAGCAGTGTATTTTTTGATGCTTATGATAATTCAGATTGGAATGTGTCAGTACGCCTCAAACCAAGCACATTTGGAATGACAAAAACTGTATCCGGATCTGACATCGGCTACACATATGATTTAATATTCCAAGGCTTAAATACGAAGCTGGGCAACATTGAAAATCAGTTCGTGTTGACAGCATCGGTAAGCAGAACTACTGCTGAACACTTTTTGTCCGGCTCAAAACGTTTTTATGCCGGCGCCAATAGAACCAACTTTTCAGGTACAGTAAATCACCCAACTGATATACGACTGTTCAATGCACGCTATTGGGGTAAATTTTTAGATGAAGATTCACTAAAACAACACATATACGATATTGATAATGCCGGTATTTCGGGCTCCTTTCAACATCTTTCTCCGTTGGATCCAAATTCAAACAATTTAGATCTTTTAAATATCAACACACTGGCATTAGACTGGAACTTCAATGATGTGACGAGTTCAGATGCATCCGGCCAATTTTTAACACTAGATATGTCATCAGGCTCTGCTCAAGATCGTCGCGCCCTCGGTTGGCTTGGCGGCTTGTCTAGATATAAACATCCCGGTTTGGGATACGGGTTTACTGTAAACTCCAGCAAAGTACAAAGAGAATTTCTTACCAACACTTTCAAGTTTATGGACCCCGAATCGCCAATATCTTCCGACATGGTTCAAATTTTGACTTCGGATGACCGCGCATTCGGATTCACAGAGACAATCCCCAACTATCATCACACGGTAGAGAAAAGCATGTACGCAGCAATTTCAGATGAAATGCTAAATTTCTTTGCCGGAGCCCTAGATTTTAATAATATGATTGGCGAGCCAGTCAACAGATATCGTGCTCGTTATAAAAAATTAGAAAAACTGAGAGAAGCATTTTTCCGTAGGGTATCTACTACTTCAGACGTTGAAAAATATATTGAATATTATCAATGGTTTGATGATACAATTTCTCAAATTATTGGTCAGCTAATGCCTGCCTCTTCAAAATTTACTGACGATACAATGAATATTGTTGAAAGTCATGTATTGGAAAGAAATAAGTATAAGTCACAATTTCCAACAATTGAGTTTAGGCTTGATGATCCGATTACTCCAATAATGGGAATTAATGAAAGACTTTACAACTGGAGAGTTAATCATCACCCATCCTCGGATCTAACCGGCTCTTCTAAACAAATGCTGAACGCCCAATGGTGGAAAGAGAGAGCGGAAAGACAAAAGTCTGATATCAGCAGCGGTAACAGCTATGTCGATGCGGAAAGAGACAATATGAGAATGTCAATTGAGAACGACAACAACCAAAAACTCAATATACTCTCAACTCTGTCAAATGGTGTACACAGCGGTTCTATTTTCCGTATTCGCAAGCTATCAAAACCTTATAAACTTACTGTGTATCGTACAGCCTCACCGGTAATGCCGATTAAAGGTGGCGTAAACTTTGAAAGAAACAAGAAGATTGACTTAACCTACAATGCCACACGCCCCCATGGACCTGTTAACCAAGATGCCGGCGCATACGTTCCAGAAAACGTATTGTTTTCGTCTGTATATGGTATTAATGGCGAAGAAGATGAAACTGTAAGACTTAAAAATATACAAGATCCACTTTCTAAGCCTAATGATAAAGTAAAGAGAACAGTTAAAGTACAACATGGTAGAGACTGGGAAGAAGGAATAGGCTATAAAAACATAAAATCAGATATTTCCTTCCCCTTTAATATTATTAGCGGAAGCGTTACTGCCGGATATCAAAAGAATGTGGATGCTCGTGTAATGTCCGGTGTTATTATTACCAACTTACATAATGATGTATATGGCCCTGACATGGAAAGGCCAATGCAAGGCCCGTTTACCAATTATGCCGTAGGTGGCCATCAATCACGACACGTAAAGGTGAACAAGGTTACGGTTGGTTCAAATTTCCCAACTGGTGAAGTTTCGATGAACGAGCTGCCGGATGAAGGCGACACCTTAACATTAAATGATGGTGGTACGTCTGTAGACTTCACGTTTACCTCATCGCCCACTAACCCAGAAGATGCTGATATTGACGGCGACACAACCGATACAATGGAAAATCTTGTGGCCGCTATCAATTCGTATCCGGGCTTTACAATTAAAGCAGGCATAACATCAAATGGTACAGCCAGCTTAACAAATTTTGTTAATTCACCTGATTATTCAGTTGGCAACATTACTATCACCTCCACGGGCACTTGGCCATATGCTATAAGCGGAATGGCTGGTGGTGTAGGTGGATTGGATCGATGGGATTCTAGACCTGAAGCATGGAAAATACTTCTTGGTAAAGCTGACGATCCGCCCATATCTGGCGCGATCGGTATGGTGGGCCCGGACTATCCCTTGGCTAATGCACCAGAAGAGTTGGGACAATACCCTCATACTGCATCGCAGAAGGCTATCTATTACAGAGGGTTCACGGCTAAACGTCCTGTCAACATTAGAAATATTCACCACACCACTGGTTCCACAATTCTTGGAAATTATAGCCATAACTATGAAGTAGTTAACGCCCACGGTGGTTGGTCTAATCCAAGACAATTCATCGAAAAGCAGCCAAACTTACCAACTACAATTAAAAGCGACTACATGTCAAGCTCAACATCGGTGCGAACACTGCTGGACATTCATCGCGGATCGCGAGATGGCGTTTACAATGATGAAACTGGCTCAGCGATAATTTTATCAGGCGCCAAACCACATACAGATTGGAGTGGCGATTATTCCACCGATTACTTGCAAGGCGGCCTCGGATATACCACAACACCCCTAGGAGGCCAAGCAACCACTAATAACTCAGTGTTTGTTTCTAAATTTAGTGCGCCCGGCGGCATTGAAGTTATGTCTAGGGGTTATCAAGACTTCCGATCTGGAGAATTTTCAGTTTATAACATGTTGAATAACAGAAACTTAACTGTTAAGCGTCCATTCCAAAGTCCGCCGATTGTTTCTGGCTCAGCCGAAGAAGATGGCATTAGAGTTTATGATATTCATGGCAATGATTTCGGGCACACTGTACACGCCGCCCGCCATACCGAACGTTTTTTCCGAGATTCTATATTAGTACCCAGCAATCAGGGCGCCACATATGAAGAAAAGCCAGCATTTCACCGAGTTCATAGAAATAATTTGTGGCGCGCCAAAGAAGGTTCAGAAACACATTATGCGGTTACTACCGGCTCGTCTTTGATAAATGATAAAGCCCTGTATTTCACAGATTCAGCTAACTACGGCCACATGTTGCTTAATGCAGCATCGGCATCCTGTACTAACTTTTTGACTGGTGCTCGTTCTAGAGGGTTTACATTTTCTGGATGGTTTAGAATGTCGCCAACCAATGGAAGTGCGTGTTTGTTTACTGTCGGAAAGAATGGCGCCTCTTCAAAGCCGTTCATTGAAATTTCAAAAGTTTCTGCTAGCTTCAATTTAGAAGTAGCAACAAGAAATCATATATCCGGCTTCGGTGGCTCCCACCGCCGCGCGGTATGGAAAGTGTCTACTACAAGCAGCCTCCCGTCTACACCCACCGACGGCGCCCAAGCTGCTAGGATGAATGCCGGAGAGTGGGTCCACGTTGTGGTCAGATTGCCTGTTTCTGCCGGAGTCAGCGGCCCTAGCTTCCCAACAATATTATTTAATTCAGTCGTGCAGCGAGTTGTGGAGAGTACATCTCCATACGCCTATTTTGATCAAAAAATTGATGAATCAGCCTACAGTGTGCTTAGTTCCGTGCCGAGAAAAAGCGATTCGGTGCTAGGGTTTGGCCACGACGTATCAAAAACCTCAATTCAGGGTAATGCTTTATCTGGCGCCTTGGATCAAATAACCTTGTGGGATGTAGCCCTGAGCGCTTCAGAGACTCGAGCACTTTACAATGATGGTGTTCCCTGTGATATTACTGGTTCGGATGATCTTACTCAACCCCTCGCCAAAGAGCGCCTGTTCGCTTGGTATAAGCTTGGTGAAGGCAATCAAACGGATGTGGTTAAGGCAAACAACCCGAAAGTATTTATTTCGGGTACAAACGCCGTATGGAATTCGAATGGATGGGCAGAAAATCATTTGTTTCCGGTAGCTTATTCTTCCATTACCACAAACAACGCTCTAAGTTTTAGCGACGGCACCGAAGGTGGCCTTTATCCCACCCCGATGACCGGCTGTGTCGCGACGGTCCTTGGCTACTCTTCATCTACAACTTATTCCTGTGGAAATCATTACGATAACCTTAACCAGTTTCACCCAATTCCCAGAGGGGATCGTCAATACGCTTGGATGACAGGAGCCATGGAGCACACTGATCCTTGTAACCACAACTTTAGATATTCTGGCTACATGCCACTGTTTGGTGAGCAACAGGGTCGCTATTCTGCATCTTCTGGCTGGGAGCCATGGCTAACCATGATCTCAGCTAGCGATTTTGGAGTTTTTGATAACGATTGGGATGACCAGCAGGCATATGGTGCACCAAAAAAATGGGCCGAACAAAATTCAGATATATCAAAAGACTGGACGCCGCAAGATTTTGCCGGCCTCAATACAATAATATATGAACCCATATCTTCTTCGACAAATATATTGGGATACCCCTTTGCTGTGCCACTTTTTGATCAATCTAACACTCTTCCGACCGACGGGCAATATAGAAACAAGGTTAAAACTGGTTATGTTGGGTGGTTCCACGGAACAGTTAGTTCTTCGGGTCTCGGTTCCGGCCTTAAATACTGGGCCTCCACACAAGCCCATGGCTATCTTTTCAACACTTTGATGCTTAAACGAAACGGCCCGTACGGATATGGAACACATGCTCAATTCCGTCGCAACCCCAACCATCCTGTGTTGCGTAACGAAAGGTCATCAAGCGAACTTTCAGTTATAACTTATGCCGAAAGAGACGTGTGGCAGGGTGCATTGGTCCTCTCTCCTTTACATTGGAATCCGTATCATCAAATAATTGGACAAGAAAGAACAAAAGCTATAACTAATTTCACGCTTCCACCGGTTTCAATGCGTGGCCGGCCAGCAATCATCAACTACACACCAAATACGGATACGTTACCGTGTGGAGAAGCCACCGCGCCTTTGGGCCGTTCAGTTACTTTAAGGGCGACAGATAATAATAATAAAATATTCTTTAATTCCAATGGTTTAAATACATTCGCCGATATAGATCCACATGAAATATTAACACCTTTTGATTATGTTCTGGCCACCATGGACAGTGTAGAGGCCCGCTGGGCAGATCCAAATTATCTGATATATAAAGAAAATATTTTCCCATCACAGCGAATGGAGTTCGTTTCATCATCGAGAAGAAGAACGAATTATGACAACTTGTTCTGGCGTGATTTACAAACTGAACGTGTAACGCTTGGTAACACGATGTTAAATTCGTGTCTAGCTATTGTTAGTCAAAGCGCATGGCCATTGGATGCCCAAGAAGACTTTTTAACTAGAACGGCATCAGTTGACAACCAGATCAATGAATATACAGCGTCTCAATATCAGCCCAACCACGGCCCAACCACAGCGGTTGGAGCTTACTACGGTGGCTTACGCTCATTAGGAAAAGCCGGCGAACTTCAAAATAATTATACTCAATTTTACTACGACGCGGCCCGCAAGACGTACCCTGGTGGCTTCATGACATGGCTCACCGCGCCGAATACAATTGCACCCGGAGCGTTATATGCAAGAAAGCACATGCTGGCGCATGTTAAATCTGTTGTAGGCCCATCGGGAATGCTGATTCCTGAAACTGGTTCTATTCCATCCTATGGGGTTGGATTGCCCCTCGGCTCGTCTTCAATAGGCCCATGGACGAACGGAGTGGTTGATGTTGGTTGTGGCGAAGCTCACTGGGAAGCTGGTGAGCAAGCAGGGATCATCCAAATGTCTAGATCGCTGGACATGAAACTCCATCCAGTGTTCAAATCATACAAGTCTAAGCCATGGTACGACAATTATCAAGATTTTCGTGATGAAATACGAATATTGGCTAAAGACTATGCTATTGTGCCTGAATTTAGAATGAGCGAGCACGTGCCAGAATTGTTGACAAACCATTGGTCAAAATTTAAGGATTATCTTGAGATCCCCGGAACAGCAATGAGGGCAGTAACCTCATCATTCTACAGGGATTACACAAACTCAGAAAAACTAATGTATGCCCGGGCAATAAATGCCAAGACCACCATGACTCCAAAAGAGATTAGAATTACAGTCGCCGCAGTTAAAAAATTCAACCCTTATAAGGGGTTTTATCCTGCCCAGCGCACTGTTGACCTTTCTGCTCAATTTGCAGAAACGTATTTTCCAACCATTACCACAACTTATTCTTTTATTTCCTCCAATACTGTTAATACAGTTGATCTTTCACATCTGGATAAGACCGCCGTCGGTGGTTTGACCCGCCCAATTATGCAAGCAATGTTCAGTCCCGGTATTGTTCACAATGCAATTAAGTCGGGCATGGCTGTTGACTATCCCATCTTGCATGGCGGAATTAGAAAACCGAATATGCGCGCTGCATTTTCACTAGCAGATGCCGGCCGAGATCACTCCCTATATGGCGAAGCTTGTCATGTCTATGCTGGTTTTCAGGATGGCGCTATGACTGATGATGACCAAGCGGATTCATCCGCATGGGGCCCGGGCACAACTTTTTGGGATGAGCGACTGCCTTTTGAGGCCGCCGTGAAACCAGAAGAACACCTATTGGGGATAACCATTGCTGACAATAACCCTCATCCATCTGGCACACTGCCTTATACAGCCTCGCTGGCTACGGCCAACGGAAACCCACAGTATGAATTAATGGCTAGAAACTTTTTTGGAGAGACTGCTAACTTCTATCTTCAAGGCGGTGACTATTCATCCCTGAAATCGCGAGAAATCCCTCATGAGGGTATATTAGTGCCAAGTGGTTCAATGTACGGTGCCCGCATTAAGTTACGACGCTCTATGACTGGCTCCAGAGATTATAGCTTCAATTTTACTTCATTTGGTTATCGTTGGGGTGTCGCTGGCCAAGGAGGTCTCACTGACGGTTATTCCACTGCCGCTCGCCATATAGCTTCTTGTTCTTTGGGAACAAACGGAGGCCGCCGCTTAGTATGGAATTCCGGCAACTTGGATGTAAGGTTTGCGGGCGCGACCTACCCTCTCCCCCAAGACCCATATAATACCAGCGGCTCACAACAACGCGAAAATTTTACTATGTATAGTCGTACAACAGCGTTTGGGCCCCCTGTTGCCACCGACTTTTCCAGCGCGGACGGCATGCCGAGCACGGATGATGCAATGAGCGGAACCATGTCGGGTAATTTAGATTGCTGGACCGGCCACAACTGGTCGTTTACTCCACCTTATTACCATGGCGAAGCTTGGGCTGATATATTATTCTATCCAGATGAAACAAAAAAATACACAGCAGATGAGATTTTAAGAAGATCTGAAGTAGTGTATTGGCGCGTCGACCCCGGCCCAGAAGTCTATACTCGATTACATACGACCCGCACCACCCCGGCTATTATTGATGATTATAAAGGCGGCGGCAACAATCGTAGTTATATTTTTGGTGGCCGTGTTATCAACGATCATGCGATGCAACTCACAGCCAGCGTGAACCTGTTCGGCATTGAGAGAGTACCTTTCGAAGCCAACGATGCTCTTGAGCTTCTATCTGAAACTCGTAACGAGACCAAAGCCATGCGTTGGGTTATTAAGCCTAAGTTCGAAACACCAATGTTGAACTTCAATTCTGACGTAAGAGCCGTTTCAGCAGCTTCAGGTAGCCTTACGTTGCCAACATTTGGCTCGGGCGCAGTTGCTCGCGGAATGTGGCATCAATTTGGAATTATTGAACCTGATAAACGTAAAGGGATATTTATGGAAATTGGTGATATTCCAAAGCAATGGCTAACAAATCACTATAAAGTTGTTAATGAGCCGTCTGTATATAATAAAATGCGCGCTTCACAAGCGGCTGACGCCGGCGGCAACAGCGATGACCCAATGTCTTTTGGTAACCAAGTCAAGCATAGAATGAGATCACTTACCAAACTTTTCGGATTTGATTCCACAAGACAACGAACAAGACTTGGTAACCTCGCGAGCAAGAGAACAATTAAAGAGGCGGTCGTATTGATTCCATATATAACAACCAAAGAATTTGATGCCACGCTTTCAACTCACCCTGAGCAGGCTGATGATAATGCTTTGAATGTTTCTAAACAATTCTTTGGTATTCCGCCACATGCGGTTCAGGCAGCCATTACTGCCAATTCCCAAACTGCAACAGGCGCCAATTTAGATGTCGCCGGCGAATCAATAAGAAAACTCATTGCCAAAATGGATAAATATATACTGCCACCAGAATTTGACTTTCTTAGAAATCCAGAAACTACCCCTATTGTTATGTATATATTTGAGTTTAGTCAGAGATTTAGCAAAGATGATTTATCATACATGTGGCAGAACCTCGCGCCAAGAAAGTACAAGCGTATTTATTTTGAAGAACAATCAATTGCGCACAACCTAGATACCAGTGAATTATTAAATGCCAGTCATCTTATGGGTACCATGCCGATGGATGGTCAAATAGTTGATACACCTGATGTACGCTTCATGGCATTCAAGGTCAAACAAAAGGCCGTTGGAGACTATTACAATCATGTATTAGAACAAGCCGGCGAATCAATGGCTAAGGTCACAGGAGTAACATTTGTTGGTAATTTAGGCGCCCGTAGAAGTAAGTGGGCCGGCGGTGGCATTGTAATCGGCGAGGAGCCCGGTGGCCACCTCGCTTTGGCCGCAGGCGGCGGAGGAGGCGCCGGCGCAAACACTGCCGAGGAAGAAACGGGCACAACCGGCGCCCCCGGTGAAGCCGAACCAGCCCAGCCCCCAGTGCAAGCATACGAAGTGCAATATAACTGGCCTTACGACTTTGTGTCAATTGTCGAGGGCATTAAGGTTGATATTGAGATATTGTTTGATGATGAATCAAATAGGGGCAAATCTTTGATTAGAGAAACAACCTCTCCTGCCACTCTCCCACCAGCATTGCCGGCATCAACCGACCCCTTGGAACTCATCAAGAAGACGGCCCAAACACTACCACAAGTATACTCCAGCCCGCGCAACGCCGAGATTGCAGCTGCAGCCTTCAAAATATCCCCGATTGCTCTCCCAGCCCCCGGAGGAGCACCCCCACCACCACCCGGCTCTCCCGAAGACGTCTCATGAGGAGTCGTATTCACTCCCCTTAACCTAACAATCTAACTTAACTTTCACAAGCGACTAATTAATAAAGGATTCAAAAATGGCAAGATTTCTAAATAAAAAGCAGGATGTAATTGATTTTAAGCTGACGTCTTATGGCAAACATCTCCTTGGTCGCGGCAATTTTAAGCCCACTTATTATGCGTTTTTTGACGATAACATATTATACGATTCGCAATATGCTGGCCTAACAGAGGTTCAGAATGAAGCTCACAAGCGAATCAAAGAAGAAACACAATATTTGGAAGGCTTGACTCTATTTCGCGATCTTGAAGAAATTAATAATCGCGATGGCGTAGGGGAAATTAACTTTTTTACTGTTGACATTGAGCCATCTTTAGAATCGCCTCGAAAAGATATTTTTAGATTCGATCAAGTGTTGGGGGACGCCTCTCTTCAAGGCGGTGCACGAGTGGCACCAGCTTGGAAAGCAGTTTCTTTGAACAATAGTATTCTTTCTAGCAGCTTTATGGATGCTCAAAATAATTCCAGAGTTCCGCAGTTACACTTAACCGCTAGTTACTCTCTAAGAACTGTGACAGCTGAATCGTACTATGGTGAATCATTTAACTCTAATGAACCAAGAGACTTTGAGCTAGCAACTGTTGAGTTTATAGATAAAAAGATAATTTTTCTAGAAAGACAAGATCCTCTCTTTTATATTGAAGAAATGAATACAGAGTTGTTGACTAAAAATTTTGAAATAGAGATATTTGAATACAGCGATAAAGTAGTAGGAGAAGAATTTCAACATCTCAAGAGAAAATATTTTCCCAAGACCCCACCTCAGATCATTAATGGTTATATGACAATGCCAACAAATTTTGATGAAAGCGCTCTGGAGGAAACTGTTGAAGGCTCATATTCGGCTACCGGCGACACTAATAATACTTTAACCCCTCAAGACGTTAAATACTTTTTTGATTTAGTGCTTGACGCCGATATCCCGCGCAAATCCGCATGTATGGCGGCTTCTAATTTTAATAAAGATTCTTATTATGTTGATTTGGATTTTGATTGCGATAATCTTGAAGAAGAGGAAGATTTGGTGTTTGATATCTATGGTAGTGTGTCGGAGGCTGAAATATGTCTAGATTAGTATATAGCGGCGATTTAAACAAAAACTTTGGAGAATTTTTTCCAACTCCTTATATTGATTTGGTTATATTAAGAAGCGTAACCAATTCCACAACCGGCGAATCAATGAGGGGCGCCTTTGCAATGGAACTCCGGTCTTCTCTTTTGTTTACAGTGCCAGAGTTTGATCCTAACGTACCAAACAATGATATCAACTTTGTTAAAGACATAGTTAATAGACTACAATTTTATTACATTATCACTAAGTCCACAGCTGAAGGCACAGCCCTGTTTGATAGATTGGAATCACACAGGGTCGACTTCGGGTTCGACTACGAAATAGGCTCATCTTCTATTCTTTACTCAATAACTGATGGAATCACTAGTCCTAAAAAACAACACTCCGAGCAGATGGAAAAATATAAAGATGCTACCGGGATTGATTTTACAGCCGCCGACGATGCTGTTGACGAATTATCACTATTATTATACGATAGCTCCATTTTGGTTGAATTGTTGAAAGATCCGCCGCCAACTTCTTACCAAAACATAGGGGCTCACACAACAGCCTTCGATCCTGAAGAACCGAATAAAGGTATTTCATATGATATAATACACATCTCAAAAGAAGATATTCTGACCGCCATAGAATCCGGCCAATATACTACATTTTATTCTAAATCTGGCCAAAAAATTCTGAAGGTGCAGACTGTTCAAAACCACCAAACCGTTGTTAAGGTTCCAGAACAAATACCACTTACGGCTGAAGAGCGTGCTCGTTACCTTGCCCCCGATCTCGGCTATCCGGGCACTCCACCCAGACCAGAGCTTAAGTATCGATATGCAGAATCTTACAATGCCAATGTTAATGTTTTAGCATTTTCCAGCATTTTGACGCCCGAACAACTCCGGTCTTCAGACATTAAAACAAATGCCGCCCTCTCCATGGCGTTCGGCGACGTAGCCTATGAACATGTCCTTGTCGATGGCGCCATCGCAGACTCGCAAATTGAGTATAGTTATTTTGATGCAAATAATGAAATTTATGGCCAAACTCCCTTAAGGGGACTAGATGGAAAGTATTATAAAGCTGACAGCACAAATCATAAAGCAATTGTGTCCGAATTTAAGCAGCTTATAGACAGTTATCATAAATTAATACCCTCGTTTAAGCGCTTGGGTGTCAAAGTCGTCTCCGCCGGGAGCGCGAAGCCGCTAAATGATAGTGAGAGCGCAGATCCATTGCTTGAAGCATCATTAGAATCAGTCAGTTATATCTTAGCAAAATTCGCGAAATCCGCAAATCTTGTGCCGCGGCTTGCATCTGCTCGGCGTACTATTTTAGATCGCTCGTCTGGTACTAAAACAGGCGCATTTTATAGTGATTCTGGAGAATTATTAGGCCGAGCTAATAGTATTGTAACCTCTGGCACTCCTCTAACGAAGAAGCTGACTATTAATACTAAGATCGTGGACGAAAGAAAATACCGTGACGCCGGCTATGAGTTGCCGAACCCACAGCCCTTAAGGGGCGATCAATTATTGCAAAACTTTAGGCTAGGGAGAAATATTATTTGGACAAATCAGCCATCGTATAGGGTAACATTAGCAGATTATTTAAAAGATGAACCATTTATTCCGAGCGCCGGCGCCGATTTTGGCCCGGGCACACCGGGCCCTAGAGAGTTGGAGGATAAGTACAGTCGTACGACTGGCAACAGAAACACTGGTGGCGAAGGAAACATCAACTACAGCTTTGAGATTGACGAAGATGGCCATCTCATAATCCACATGGACTCCTTACTAGGTAGAAAAACAATTGCTGTTGATGATCCGGCGTACGCTGGCTTGTTTCAGACAAACTATTTTGCTAAAGAAGAATACAATATTAGTTTTGGATACTTTCTTTATGACTGGCAGCAACATATTGTTAATAACTCATTTTTGGCAACCATGGTGAATGTCAGAAGTTTTCAGCAGCATTTTGGCAATGAATTGTTACAAAGGTATTTCGTACCCAAAAAAGCAGTACTGAAAAAATATATGCCTGTAACAATCACATCCGAGGCTGATCGGCTGCTCTCCAGCATGCCAAGGAATCCAATTCTTACATATACTAGAGAAATGACAGCTACACCCGGGTGGGATCCGGCAACAGTATATGACCCCGACCTCTCCACTAGCACAGTTGATCGCTATACCGGCCCCGGGCCAAACTCACTTGGCAAAGAAATAAATCTAGCAGCATATCCTGAAAAAGTCACCACCAAAAGGTCCCAGCTACTGCAACATTATTTAACTGAAAGAAATGTGGGATTCCTTGGTGATGCTGAATCAGCCTCAAATAATCAAGGTAAGCTGATGGCATTTGAATTTCAGAATATAGATCAACATGCCACCTTGGGCGAGTATATGCTCCCCGTTGTCGACCGGTACGATTACGAAATACATGTACAGGACGGCACGAAACAAGTAATGGTTGATCTTGTTAATCATTATTTTTATCTTGGAGAGGCCCTCAGAGCATATCTGCTAGACGCGTCACAGGAATGCAGCTACAATAATATTGATGGAGTGTTTAACGATTTTTTTGCTGAGGCTATGGAAGCATTATATACTCCTGCTCCCGGTACAGAACCATGGCTCATGGCCGCGGTCGCTTATGTTAAAAATCTAGATTTTATGACAAATAAATGGGGCGGTGATCCAGCACAGTTGTTGATCGAGGCCCGCAATATCGCTCAAAAAATATCACCGAGATCGGGTACCCTAGAACAACTTCGATCCTTTTATTATAATTATATTGATTTTTATGAAACATATTATTCTGAATCTTCTACCCTTGGTAAATATATGTCGGAACCGAGAGGTGGTCCACCCGGGCCAACCTCCTTCGCCACCCCATATATACAAACACTGACTCTTGAGGCCAGCTGGAGTGATGAAAGCTACTCCAATCAGACCGAAGCAGATCGCGATGCATTTATAAGTGTCATTAATGCTGAACAGAAAAGATATGCCGATGCGTCGGCGTATGCCGAAGAAGCCCTCGCGTCATACAAAGGCCAAATAGCTGCAGACATCAAGGCGCTGTTTGACGAGCGAGCAGTCGTTTACGCAGAAAAGATAGATTATGAAGCCGCCCGCATTTCTTGGGGCGGCGGATGCCAATACGTTTGGTGGTGGGATGCTTGGAATGGAAGGGCAGATTTCTCCCATGTCGGCGCCGACGTCATAGACCTCTTTGGCGATGGTACCGGCTGGATCGACGCGGACGAATTTAGCGATATCAACCCAAACGGCATTGCCAATGATCAATACGGCTATGTTTGGATTGATCCATACTACGAAGACGATGTCGTTGAATGGTATGATGTTGAAAAATACGGTGAACCAACATATTTTGCCGGCTATCGTCGTGACAAGGAGGGCCTGAACTGCCGATATCAAAAACGTAATTATAAATACAGACCTGGAGACCAGCGCCGCGATAAGAAGGGAAGTGACAAGGGAGAAAGAAGGTATGGCGGGTTTGCTGGATCCCCAAGCGGCGATCGCTCAAAGCTGTTCACGCAACGCGACGACATGCATGGAGGCGACCTCAAAGCAAAATTAGAAAGCACCTATCCACCGGACGGCGGCTACGAAGTTCATATTCCGGGATTTGATTCTATTCGACATTGGAGAACCTACCAACAATATCTAAACGACGCGTCCGGGCTCGGCTTGGGCGCCGGCCCAGAGGGCCAACAAGTGTCTTCGGGCGAATATACGACCAGCCAACAGCACGAATCTGCGATGGATCAGGCTAACACCGGGTTTGATGAAAGGTCAGACGAACAAACCAGCAACATTGGTGAAGACCACGTCGGCCGTAAGATGTGAACAAACAAAAATATAACGTTAATACTAATTAAACAAGGAGACAACATCATGCCAAGACAAATACGCCCCAAAGATCTCGCTCATGCGCAAGATACTCCCGGTAGTACGACCGGTGCACGCCGAACTCATATAAGATGTCCGGGCTGCAACAGAAGATCGGGCCCTAGTCAAAATGTTCAAAATATAAAGCAAGCTAGAATGCATTTCGCCCAAAAGGGCCTTCTGGCCGAAGCGCCTGATAATAGTACGCCTAATGACGACGCCCTCGGGATTCTCTCATCGATGGGGATCGGGTTTGTTACAACGGCACCAAAATCGCCTAGCCCTCGATCTCCTGACGATCTCGTGGCGCCATTTGCTAGTGATTTTTCGTTACTACAATTGGAGACAGATGCCACAAGCATACCAAATGCAAGATTGTTTGATAAAGTTAGTTTTAGTAAGAAACAGGGTAGCACACTCATGGTTAAAATAAGTGAATTATACAAACCACCTTCAGAGCTTGGTGATGACGAGAGTTCTAATATTTTTAAACCAGATGACAACCCAACAGATCTGGAAAAACAACACAGAATGAGAATACAGAAAATCAGTACCCCCAATGTTGTGAAATTGGTGGAAAAACTAAGTGCCCAGCAGAAACGTATTTCAAAAAGAAGCACAAGACTTATGGCGCCACATTTTAAAATAGTATATGGGAAACAGGGAGGTTAAATAATGGGAGCACCATATGGTGAAATGGCCGCGGCCTACCAGGAATTAGCGGACGAGGATCTTACCAACGACATCGCGTCCGGCCATGGCCCCAAGGTCGCCCAATTAGCCACAGACCTGGATCCCAGCGCTCAAAATATTTTTGGCGCTGGTTCATTTGCAATCGTAGGCTATGACCAGGAAAGCTTTCTTCCCATCTCAGCCCAGTCAACTAATGAGCGGCTGACAGCTTTTGATCAAAGAACTAATTCTGAAATTGCGATTGGGTGGACGAAGAATTCTGTGTATAATTCTATTCAGCAAGGTAGTGTCCGGTATGCTAAAACTTATTACCCAATTGGTGATCCTCCAATTATGGTTACTGTCAATACTAATGGTGAAGACCCTTCTGGCGATTTCTGGAAATGCGAGCATGGCTCATACGCAACCCAATTGGGTTGGACGGCTGAAGAGCTTGAAGATGTTGATTGGGATGTCGACGAGACCCTCATGAGGCCAAAAAATGTTATAATTGAGACTACGGATGGCATAAGATATTGTATGCCTTTTGTGAAGGCCGCATTGACTAGTCCCGACCGTAAAACGGTTCTGGATAGCTGGGCCAGAGACGAGCATGGATTCGGCAACTTTCTCACACCGAATAAAGAGTACCGGGATCCTATTGATGGTGAGTATAGGCCGTCCGAGAACGGCGCCGCCAAGAACCGGGTACTAGTCTTCGCCGACTGGGTCGCAGCGGCAGCCACCTCTGAAGCAGTGTTATCTTTTGAAGTGCCTTTCCCTTCTGAGGTCGTTGATGCATTTGAATTTACGGCCGGAACTCCCGGAAACGGCCTGAACTTATACAGAGAGGAAAACCTCAAAAGTTTGTATAAGGCGCGCCAACTACCTCGTGAAAATGAATATAAAGTCACCTATAATATAATAGAAAAGGAAGCACTTCAACGGCGGTTTGGCCAAACAGCCGACTTGAGCACAACACTAAATGGCCTGTATATAGGGCTAGCAAGTTTTTTGGCAACGACCACCATTGAAGTGGCCTATACATTTAAGAAAGTAGATACACAACAACTGACTCCGGAACAAGTCACCCCCTCCAATTTGGCATTATCCCCGGGCACCAATATTATAAATGCACAAGTTAGCACAGACGATGTCCCATTTAGTACAACAGGCTACTATCCGTCTGACTATGTTGACACATATAGTGGGGAAGCGTATAGGGCCCCCACAAGCCCGGCCGGCGGATTTCACGACACCGGCTACTATGAACGATTGGATGCGATGTGGCCACCGGCACCTGAAGAAGAAATGACAGACGATGCCGTTGAGGGCGACAGCGGCGGCTCGGGTGGTTACTCGGCATGAACTTATACACTAGAAAACTTAGAATTTTTGATAAGAACTTGATTTCTGGATCGTCTGATTATTTGCGCACTGCGCTTGGTGGAAGCTGGCAAGTGGTCAGTTCTTCCGAGAGGGGGGAGGAATATACGATAGAGTCAGTTAACCGTGCACAACCGATACCGCCCGGAAATGGAAACACGACAGTTCCCGTAGAATTGTACCCAAATCCATATATAACTTATGTATTGAGATTTGATCATGATCAAAATATCATAAGAAGTCAACATTATGCTTCAAAAGTTGTACAACCAATTATAAAGTACCCTATTAGACTATATGGGAACAACAAATTAATAAAAAACGACAAACACTGGCAAACAATTTTGGCCGGCGGAGATTTCAACAACCAAACTTATGCTGGCTTATACGCCGGCGAGGAATTTTATGATCATTGGTTTGATTATTCGTTGCCATATGAAGCCTTGCAATTGGCGGAATCTAATGTAGTAAACAAAGATTCTTTTTCAAATATTGATATAGGATATGAATACAATTATTATTATAAAGAGTATGAAGAACATTTGTCAACACTGGAAGACGAACTTCTTATACCAAATGCGTATATTTTACAGACGGTCAGTTCGCTTGACGAAGTTTATGCAGCAGACGATGCCCGGCCCGCGGTACCTTTGGAAGATTATGTCTATTCACAATGTCAGCCTGACATACTTAATTATGTAAATCGTGAAAGCGTGTGGCCGGCCGACGCCCTCGGTCAATTACTTAAAACTACCAACGATTATTATAATATGATGGCTGCAAAACCAGCAGAATTCTCATATATGGGTGAGTCATCGCAGATTAAAAAATATTGTAACACTTTAGATATTACACCTTTGAGCGATAAAACAAAATTATACGTCCGCAAAAAATTAAAAAATATAATATTTGATCATAGCTCGTTGCAAAAAGAGTTCCAAGAAGTATTAGCCAACCAGAAAGCACTCCCGATGTACAATAGAATTAAATTACCGCCCCAAGGATCGGGACCTATAACCGATAATATAATTCAAAATGATGCAACCGGTAAATTTTTGTTGACACTTAAGGAATTATTTGTCGATAAATCAGCAACTTTGAAAACTACCACCACGACCTTCTCAGTACAAGAAACGCAAAACTTAAATCCCAACAAAGAACGCAACGAGTTTTACGATGCCGATATAAATTTAGTAGATATGGGCAAGTTGCTGTTTTATATGAGAGAAAATTACCTAAACACCTCAGACGACTTCTATTGCGTTGGTAACATGAACGAGCCTTCAAAAAGAGCAATTTATGATTCGGACGGATTTTTTAGACACTTGAACACAATCGCGACTACTAATGCTTTGACACATTATATTGATAATACTGATAATGACACATATTTAGAAAAGATTAAAAGTCCTTATTTTGAATCAGTGCGAGAATCAAATTTCGCCGAAACCATGGCCTTCAGGATTGAAAAGATTGGTGGACCAGCAATTGGCGATAATCAAGAACAAAACGTTTTACAAAACTTTTATCTGATGAATGCTCATGACATTCATAGGGCAGAACTTGTTGACACTCAGGTGAAATATGGTGAGGAATACACTTATAGAATCTATGCTTATGTACTCGTGAACGGCTCTAGATATCAAGCTAGCGACTTGAGGGTCACGAAGGTTATAACTGATTTAACTGTTGAAAAGATGAATCCCTTGTACTGTCTTGAATTTTATGACCCGTTTACTGAAGAAAGAAAAGATAAATTAATTGACATTATGCGACCGGGCGACCCTGCTCAGGGCAACCCATCCCTTGCCGCGCGCGCCTTACAAAACGAATTCGCTACAGATGCACAAGTTGCTAGCGAGAATTATAAATATTTGGCTGATTTAAATATTTCGATCCAACCATCGCTCAAATTGCTTGAAATCCCAGTGGCCACAAAGACTGTTAGAGTCCTTGACCACCCGCCCAGTCCCGCGTACGCCAACCCTTTTCCGGTTAAGGATGATTCTAATAGAATTGGTTTTGAGATTGAACACCGAGCATTTGAAAAGCTCCCATACCCACCATGCTTAACGGCCACAGAGGAAAAAAATAAAAGTGACTACCTAGTTTCCAACAGTCTTGCTGAAACTACAGAATTGAAAAAAGAATCAGTCTCCGCAGCCCGCTTCCTCGAGATTTATAAACTTGATTATAAGCCAACAAGTTATAAAGAGTTTGATGGTGAGCGAGTGTCTCTAATTGATTTAACAAACCATAAAGCCATGGCAGAACTCATGCCCCTGTCCGCGGACAAAGTAGAAGCCGTAGCGAGAACATCAACGGCTTTTGCTAAAGCAATGTCCCAGCTGCCTCACCAACCACTAATCAATTCCAGCGGTGAAAACATAGTTTTGAAAGATATATCAACTGCCTCCGAGGCGATATTTTATGACAAAATTCAGCCAAATAAGAAATATTATTATACTATGAGATTTCTGAATGAACGCCGAGAGCCGGGCCAATTTAGCGCTGTATATTGCGCTGAGCTTGTGAACGATGGCGGCTATTTATATCCTATTTTTGACGTCATTTACCCATACGATTTGGATCCCAACGTTATGATTAATACAACAAAAGACTTTAAAAAACTATTTAACCTTGTACCCAACATTCAGCAGCTGATGTTAGACGATGGGGATGTTGATTACTCCATGCCAGCACATAGCCAAAAAGAAAAAATTAAAGTTGGGCTCGTAGAAGATCCCATTTGGAACAAAACCTTTAAGATTCGCTTAACTTCAAAGAAGACAGGTAAAAAAATTGATTTGAACATTACTTATGAATTGTCAAGGGGATAAACAATTTTGGCTACTATTTATCAGGAGAGAGGAAAATAAATGGCTTTTTTAGACAACAGCGGAGACATTGTTCTCGATGCAGTTTTAACAGATTTAGGTCGCAAAAGAATGGCAGAAGGTAATTTTAGAATTACTCAATTTGCTTTAGGGGATGATGAAATTGATTATAGAATTTATAACAAAAACCACCCGTCCGGTTCGGCATATTATGATTTAGAAATTTTGCAAACACCGGTATTGGAGGCCTTCGCCTCATCAAACGCAAACATTAACTATGGTTTAGTAAGTTTCAATGGTAATTTGAACTTGCTTTACATGCCAACATTAAAGGTTTGGGACAAGACTGCCCCAGTAGATGGACCCCAAATCCAAAGAACCAGCGGGAGCGTCTATTATATCGCGGTCAATACAGCCACCGGTGACGCACTCAGATCCGCATTGGATGATGACTTCGGCGCCGGCAACGGTATTGGTTATTATCAGGCCCCGGGCGGAGCGGATACCGCCATCTACGTAGAGACTGGCATTGATTCCATTAATGCTGATCCGCCGAGAACAAAAGGCCGCGTCAACAAACAAGCATATCTCTCAGATCAACATTTGATAGACAACAACATGGATGTTTCAATGGATACAAGATTTCTAACCAGTCTTGCTCACCCTTCACCATCAACATCTGTGTGGCTTTATCCCCCTGAAGGTGAAGCACAAATTACAATGATGGTTGGTGGCACAGCGAAGGCCGGCACCAACAGAATAGGAATTTCTAATTACGGCACGGCTATTGTGCCCACTGTCACTACCCAAATCTCGGCCCGCAGTGACGGTAGCACCGAGGCGAATCTTTTCTCAATGATTAATGGCCCCAGCGGTGTTATAACCAGTCTGAGATTCTACGCGCACACAGATCTTATGGATAGTGCTGCAAAATATGCCCTACATGGTAAAGTTGGTCAAGATCTTTTTGGCGATGGAAACACATACGATTATATTGATACCATTGTGTACGTAGTTGGAAAAACATCAGGTGTCACAGCACACATACCTATTAGAGTAGTAAGGAAAGTATAATGGAGTTTACTAATGCCTAACCAATTTCAGCCGTTTAATTTAAGTACGGACGTCATAACGACAAAAACTTTGCTTCATGAAGCAATCCCTATGACCGGAGCAATTTACAAGTTCGGCACCGGCTCTTATATCGGAGAAAATATTAAGAACTTTAGCCATGGTCAGTTCCAGTCGGTCTATGACTACCCTTATTTAAGTTCATCAGCAAATCATATTTTTGATCTTGCTGTTGGCTATGACGAAGCATGTGTGTTCAGCGGCTCCGCAAGCATCCAGAACGCTAAAAAAATCAATATGTACAATTCAATGGCTCAGGTACTTTTGGGGTACAGTAAAGATACAGGTGAATTTGTTGAAAGATTCGAATCAGATCTAGACGTCTCAGATAACGACAATCAGATGCTTTCAGTATTTTTTGTTAATTTCTCCAGACTTTTAACAAAAGATCAAATTAAGAAAGGGACTTTCAGCATGACACTGGCCACTGGCTCGTGGACTGACGCTACAACTGCTGGCCAAGTGGTAACTATAGCTGATGTTAGTGCTTCTGACAACCAAGGAACTGTTTCAGCACTTGGCGGTGAGTATGGCATTCTTTATCTTTCTGATAGCGCAGCAGCCACGGAACTTGGAACCGCTGCAGTAGGAAATATCTTTTATCAAGCAGGAATTGCTGTTATTACCTCCTCTTTATTCCAAGCTGCTCAAGTCGCCGGCGCAGCGTTTGAGGATCACCCAGAAGGCGCTAGCCAAGATTTCTCACGACAACGTGGTGACTTGGGCGAAAGTTGTAAATCGCTTCTGGGGGTTATGACCGGTTCCTCAATTTCAGGCGCCTGCAACGCATTACGCCACAGGATCACGAACATTGCTTTCAACAACACAACAGAAATTAACTCAAACATCTTCTTCTGTCGTGTGCCTTGGAATAAATTTAACTATAGTACAAACCCAACTTATGTTTCGGGCGCCTCAATTGTTGTTAAAAACATCTCTAGTGATATTCCAATATCATATATAACCACTGTGGGCATGTATAGTGCCGCCGGCGAACTGTTAGCCACTGCCAAGCTGTCTGAGCCGCTGCGCAAAGATCCAACAAATGAATTAACCCTCCGCGTCAGGCTGGATTACTAAGGGGGGCTGTTATGTCCCTAAAGAAGTTCTCGGACAAAGATATTATAATCAACACAATGCGAGCCCATCCTCGCGTTGAGTTTTTAATATTTGATAGTCGTGTATTTTACAATAGCATACCAGAACAATCTGGTGTCTTATCGCACGACGTTTATAATGTTCCAGAAGGCCACATAAGTTTATACGAGTATAATATTGATCGTGTAATTGACCGCGGCACACCTGCAAAGCCGTCGACCGCGAAGTCAATTTATCCGTTTATCACAAAGGATTCCGCCGGCGCCAGCTTCAGAACAGCTAGTCCTGCTAGCTATAGTAATGAATTCGTCTTTGGTGATACTATAACCAGTAGCTACCCAATGTCAGCATCCATACACCGTTATTATATGGCCAATCCTAGTCAAAGAGATACGGTTGTTGACACCAATACGGGCACCCGCACAGCCACCGGCGCCCCCCTTCATCCATTTTATTTTGCTTTGAAGAACCGGTTAAATTTTTATGGAGAGACTCGAAGTCGTCACTATCTAGTAGAATCACAAGGCGGCGCTATGGATGCCGCTGATGGTGTATACTGGAACTGGAACAAAGACAACCAAATTATTAACTTAGTTTCCATACCGTCAATATTTTATGGCACCCAGTTGCAACCCGGCACAGTTTCTCTCAAGTGGTATTTTACAGGCTCACTTGTTGGCGAACTTAGAGATGAAAAGCGAAATGGAGAACTTGTACAAGTCGGGCCCGCAGGCTCTACTGGCTCAGGTTCTGTGGCCGGCGTTGTTCTTTACGATGAAGGCTTCCTATTGTTAACAGGATCTTGGCAACTTGAGGGTGATTCCATTCCGATCAAAAGCGATACAACCAGCGACAGGCCGCGCTGGATCTATTTCGGAGCCGGCGCGCTAGATGGTGTTAATCAAACGACCGCCGGCGGAAATTTTGTGTCTGCTTCTTTTAATCTGTCTTTTAGGGGACAAACAGACACACAGGTTGTCACCATGTTTGCGCATGCCAAAAAGGGCGAAGTGAATTATTCTAATAATCCGTCATATATAAAATATGGACAAAAGAAAATCGCGATTTCCTCGTCCCAAGTTTATCAGGAAAATGAAAATAAATTGATAGCTAATGTAGTATCGTCAAGCTATATGGGGCACAATGCTGATTTTAAAAGACAAGTGTATATTTCAAGAATTGCAATATATGACGAACATAAAAACTTAATGGGTGTGGCAACTTTAGCTAATCCAGTACTGAAAAATGAAGATGACGATTATTCGTTTAAATTGAAGATAGACATATAATGAAGCCAATATTAATAATAGCTCCAAAATTTTTGAAAGCGATTTCTTGGGTAGTTGACATCTGTGCAATTACATTATATCCATTTATTATAGCTCGCGAAGAAATGTCCGAGGATGTTTTAAATCACGAAAGCATACATATTGCTCAACAAAAAGAACTTTTTGTGGTATTCTTTTATATGTTATATGGTTGGGATTACCTGAGAGGGTATATAAAGTTCCGAGATAAAGAATTAGCATATCGCAGGATTCGTTTTGAGCAAGAAGCATATGCTCAGATGTTCAACGAGAGCTATTTAGATAATAGAAAACCATATAGTTGGCGAAAATATAGGGTTTAAAATGGTTTTGGGAATTGATATTAGCACCAGTATTACTGGTTTTGCTATCGTAGCTGAAGGTCAATTAGTTTTTTATGATTCAATTGATCTAAGAAAATACAAAGATGTGTTTGATAAAACTGTAGCTATAAAAGAGAAGCTGCTAGATTTGTTTGAAATGTATCAGTGTAACAACGAAGATGTAGGACGTCTTGGAAATTCTGAATATCCCATTGAACATATTTATATTGAGCAGCCTTTTACATTTTTTAATTCTGGCGGTTCGTCCGCTAAAACTATGGCTACATTGCAAAAATTTAATGGAATTGTGTCTTGGATTGTTTATGAGCTTTTTGAAATTAAGCCCAAATTTCTCGGCGCCACCTCCGCTAGAAAGCTAGCTGGAATTAAAGTCCCACGCGGACAAAAGGCTAAGCAAGTAGTATTAAAACATCTATTAGAAAACGAGCCAGCATTCAAAATTGAATATACAAGGCACGGAAACCCTAAGCCAGAATCTTACGATAGAGCAGATGCTATTATAATAGCCCAAGCCGGCTATAACACAGAATGTTCTTGACAAACAAATCTTTGTGTGTTATCTTACACATGATGTTCTTTCATCAACCTAGGAGATAAAAATGAAAGCAGAAACAGGACACAGAGTTAGTGTCCATTACAGAGGTACCTTGATTGATGGTACCGAATTTGACAACTCACGCACACGTGGCGAAACTTTAAATTTTAATCTTGGTACCGGAACCATGATTGAAGGTTTTGAGAATGCCGTCGTCGGCATGACCGAGGGGGAAAAGACTGTAGTCCAACTCTCCCCAGAAGAAGCCTACGGACCTATAAACCCTGACGCACTTCGTCCAGCACCGAAATCAGCTTTTGGTGATGGTTTTGATTTTGTGGTAGGGGAGGTAGTTCAGGGAAATGGCCCCCAAGGGACTTTTTTAGCCAAGATTCACGAGATCTTAGAAGACGAGGTTGTATTAAACCTTAATCATCCGCTAGCCGGAGAAGAGTTAACTTTTGAGATCGAATTGATGAGCGTTACTAAAGGCTTAGCAACAGACGAAGACAATATTACATTCACTGACTGGAGTGTTAGTATGAAGAAGTCTGAACTTCTTGAAGTTGCAAAGTCGCGAGGCTTGCCGGTCAACACAAAGTCTACTAAGGCCCAAATTATTGACGCCTTACAAGCACAGTAAAATTAAAACCCCGCTTCGGCGGGGTTTTTACTTGACATGGACATTGATTCATGATAAATTTGCTTTGAGGGCATATGAATAAGAAAGAAGCAAAGAGAATATTATATGAAACGTTTGGAAACAACATTGGCAAAGGACAGGAACTTCTTTTCACGTGTCCTGCATGCAATCATCACAAGCGTAAGTTCTCTATTAATTTGGATAAAAATGCTTTTAAGTGTTGGGTTTGTGATTATCGCGGTCGTAATATTAGGCGTGTTATTAGGCGTTTTGGTTCTTTTACACAACTCCAGCGCTGGGACGAAATTACAGTTCGGACAGACTTGGAAAAGTTTAATGAACTCTTTGATGAACATGAGCCTGAAACAAGGAGTGAAAAAATACAATTACCAGAAGAATTCACAACACTCTGCACAAACAAAGTCCCAGCAACAGGTGCTTACGCCCTCAAATATTTACTCAAAAGAGGACTTACAAAAGAAGACATAATTAAGTGGAAGATTGGTTTTTGTTTTAGTGGTGAATATCGCAACCGAATCATTATACCGTCTTTTGACGAAGATGGCGATTGTAGCTACTTTATCGCGAGATCCTATACTGGGGACTCCTATAAGTATAAAAACCCAAGAGCATCCAAGGATATAGTGTTTAACGACCTATATATTGACTGGAATAGAGACCTAGTATTGGTTGAAGGAGTATTTGATGCATTGGTCGCCGGAAATGCTGTTCCTATATTGGGCTCAACCTTACGACCCGGATCCGACTTATTACGAAAGATTGTACGAAACGACACCCCAATCTACGTCGCACTTGATCCGGACGCAGCCAACAAAGAGAGAAGGATCATTGAAATGCTTTTGCGATATGATATTGAACTTTACAAGATTGATATTTCTGGGTACGAAGATGTAGGCTCAATGCCGAAAGAAGTGTTTTTTGAAAGAAAGAATAAAGCGTCCTTTATCGATAGAGACAACTATTTACTGCTAGATTTACTATCGGCGGTTTAATATGAACATCACAGAAGCAAGACTTCGACAGATTGTTTTAGAAGAGGTCAAGAGCCTTCTTTTAGAACAAATCATTGCTGAAGAACTTGATAAATATTTGCTTGAGATAGAAGCAGATTGGGATGC